CAATGCGGCCGTGTTCGGCTCGCGCACGCTGGCTGCGGGCATGATGTCGGGCATGACCAGCCCCGCCAGGCCGTGGTTCCGCCTGGAGATCCCCGACAAGGACCTGATGGAGGCCGGGCCGGTGAAGTCCTGGCTGCACCAGACCGCCGTGCTGCTGCGTGCAATCTTTGCAGGCTCCAACACCTACCGCTCCCTGCACACGATGTACGAGGAGCTCGGCCTCTTCGGCACCGCCGCCAGCATCGTGCTGCCCGACTTCGACAACGTGATCCATCACTACCCGCTGACCATCGGCGAGTACGCACTGGCCACCAGCCACAAGGGCGTGGTCGACACGCTGTGCCGCGAGTTCCAGATGCAGGTCGGGCAGATGGTCGATCAGTTCGGCAAGGAGAACGTGAGCACCACCGTGCTCAACCTGTACCAGCGCGGCCAGGTCGACCAGTGGATCGACGTGGTGCACATGATCGAGCCCCGTCGTGACCGCGACTACGGCAAGCTGGACTCGAAGAACAAGCGCTTCGCCTCCTGCTACATCGAGCCGGGCAAGGACAACTTCGACAAGTACCTGAGCGAGTCGGGCTTCGACAACTTCCCCGGGCTGTGCCCGCGGTGGGTGGTGACGGGCAACGACATCTACGGCACCAGCCCCGGCATGGAGTGCCTGGGCGACGTGAAGCAGCTGCAGCACCAGCAACTGCGCAAGGGGCAGGCCATCGACTACCAGGTCAACCCACCCCTGCAGGTGCCCACCAAGTACAAGGAAGCGGCGCGCAACCGCCTGCCTGGCGGGATCATGTACGTCGACAGCATGGGGCAGAGCAACGCGATCAAGAGCGCGTTCGAGGTGAACCTCAACCTGCAGCACCTGCTGGGCGACATCGAGGACGTGCGTTCGCGGATCCGTTCGAGCTACTACGCCGACCTCTTCATGATGCTGGCCAACGACACCCGCAGTGGCATCACCGCCACCGAGGTGGCCGAGCGACACGAGGAGAAGCTGCTGATGCTGGGCCCCGTGCTCGAGCGCCTGCAGAACGAGCTGCTGTCCCCGCTGATCGACGTGGCCTTCGACTACGCGAACCGGGCCAACATCCTGCCCGAGCCCCCGCCCGAGCTGCAGGGTGCAGACCTCAAGGTCGAGTTCATCAGCGTGCTGGCTCAGGCCCAACGCGCGGTGGCGGCCCAGGGCGTGGACAGACTGCTGGCCACGGTGGGGCAGCTCGCTGCGCTCAAGCCCGAGGTGCTCGACAAGATCGACTTCGACCAGGCCATCGACGACTACGGCGACATGTACGGGGTCAACCCGAAGATCGTGGTGCCGGACGATCAGGTCGCAGCGCTGCGCCAGGAGCGCGCCGCGGCAGCACAGGCAGCACAGACGGCCGCCGCCATGCCACAGGCCATCGAGTCGGCGAAGACCGCAGGCGAGGTGAACGCGGACGGCGTCGAGGACGTGATGGGCAGACTCATGGGGTACGGCACACCGAGCCCCTCACAAGTTTAGGAGGGCGCCATGGGCACCAAGACATCGAACGGATTTCAGTGGCTCGAGGACAGCGAGACGGGCGATCCCACAGGCGTGCGCCGAGCGCGCGACGGCAAGGCGTTCAACCTAGCCAGGCTGAGTGCGGATGGCACATCCCTGGTGTCAGGGGATGGGAAATCCTTGCCTTTGACGCTGACTCAACAGCACAAACGATGGATGGAATTCATAACCGTTGCCAGCACTACGCCGTGGAACGATCAGGCTGGCACCGGGCTTACCCTCGCAGTTGATACCGCCGTGCTGTTTAATGGGCAGCCAACGTTGCGCCTTGATATTCCGGCGAGTTCTAGCGGCACGTACCGAGTGGGCACCACGCTGGCAACGCTGAACATGCCTTACCTGTGGGATGGTAAGCAACTGGCCGTTGCCGTCAAGTCATCCAACATGACAGCCTGCGATGGCGTTACCGGCGTGCTGCTGGGTGATGCTACTTTCACGAACTTCTACACGTTCACCGGACAACGCAACGCGGCCAACGTACCGCAGGCCAATTGGGTGGCCGGTGATTGGATTATTTCACGCGGCACCGTTGCAACGCAGACGGCTTCGGGCACATTCGTTGGGCAAAAGCGGCTGCGAATCAACTTCACCATATCAAGCGTTGGCACTGCCACGCAAATCTGGATCGGCTTCGTCGGCATTGCAGCGCAAAAAAAGCCAACGGTGATCCTGTCGATTGACGACGGGTACGCCAGCGGGTATTCATTTATCGCGCCACTTGCCCGCTACTACAAGATCCCGGTGAGTTTCGGGATTGATAGATCCTATGTCGGCACAGCCAACTATTTCACCTCCGCACAGATTCAGGAATTGCAGGCCGATCCAAGCAACCTGTTTGAGTTCGTCACGCACGGCTTCAACAACCAAACGATCAACACCACCACCGTCGAGGCGTACATCGCAGACCAAGTAGCCACGCGCTCCTATCTGCGCGGCCTTGGAATCAATGGCGACGGCCCAAATCATCACCCGTGGGTGCAAAGCCTCTACAGCAACACGGCACAGGCGCAATTGAAGGCGGCTGGCTTCCTGTCTGCCCGCGCAGGGGTGGCAACACCGCTATCCATGCACGATGCCCTGATGACGACCGGCGACGAAAAGCGCGTCTATCAGCTTATCAACTGCTGCACGCTAACGACAGGCTTGACGCTGGGGGCCGCTCAAACAGCGGTGACCACGGCTTGCACGACAGAAGGCTATGGTGTCACGCACGTTAACGCGCACGACTTTGCCGTATCGGACGCTGCCAGCCCGCCGACATGGAGCTTCGACAAAATGACGGAGCTTATGGGGTGGCTCGACGCACAGCGCACTGCTGGAGTTTGCGACATCAAATCGTGGGGCCAGTGGTACGCCGATCTAGCTGGCGTGCCCTACGGCAAGTAATCCCATCCCCTGCCGGTAAGGATCGAAGCAAGCCACCTCCGGGTGGCTTTTTCGTTTGCGTGTCCGTGACACGCACGCGCCGTCCTACGATGCGCGCAAGTCAACCATGAGAGATCCCACAGACCTGCGCGGCCAAGAACACGATGCCCAAAGCGAAGAGCTGCAGGCGCGTGAGAAACGGCGCAAGGAACTGGAGGACATCAAGTGGCTGATGGCCCACCCCCAAGGTCGGCGGGTTGCAGCCCGTCTGCTCGATGAGGCAGGTGTTAATCGGACCTCGTTCAACCACTCAGGCAGCCTGATGGCGTTCAGCGAGGGCAAGAGACACATCGGTCTTTTTCTGACAGGCGAAATGCTGCAGGCCGCCCCCGAGGGGTATTTCAAGATGTTGAAAGAATTCCAGGCCAATGACAACTGACACAGTAGCGGAAGCCAGCACAAACACCACAGACGCTGGGGGACCGGATACGACCGCCACCGAGACGGCGCAGCCGACGGCGCAGAGCACGGAGACCAAAGCCCCTGAGGCCCAGGCCCCCGAGTCCTACGACCTGAAGATGCCCGAGGGCGTTGAACTCGACAAGGCAGCCGCCGACGAGTTCACCGCGATCGCCAAGGAGATGAAGCTCCCCGCAGATGCTGCGCAGAAGCTCGCCGACGTCGGGGCCAAGATGGCCCAGCGCCAGGTCGAGGCCCACGCCAAGCTGGTGGAGAGCTGGACCGAGAGTGTCAAGACCGACAAAGAGATCGGCGGTGACAAGCTCGCAGAGAACCTGGGCATCGCGCGCAAAGCGCTCGATCAGTTCGGCACGCCCGAGCTGAAGGACGTGTTGAACATGACCGGCTTCGGCAACCACCCGGCCGTGATCCGCGCGTTCTACAAGATCGGTAAGGCGATCAGTGAAGACGGGTTCGTGAAAGGCAGCACCCCGAGTGCAGCTGCCACGGACATTGCAAAACGTATGTTCCCCACAATGAACTGAAAGGTATCCCATGCCAACCATCACCGCTACCAACCCCACCCTCTTGGATGTCTCCAAGCGGCTGGATCCCAACGGCAAGATCGACAGCATCGTCGAACTGATGGCCGCCCAGAACCCCATCCTCGAGGACATGAGCTTCGTCGAAGGCAACCTGATCACCGGTCACAAGACGACCGTGCGCACCGGTCTGCCCACCCCCACCTGGCGCAAGCTGTACGGTGGCGTGCAGCCCACCAAGTCCAGCACCGCGCAGGTCACCGACTCCTGCGGTATGTTGGAAGCGTACGCCGAGGTCGACAAGGCCCTGGCTGACCTCAACAACAACGAGGCCGCCTTCCGCCTGAGCGAGGACGCCGCCCACATCGAGGGCATGGCGCAGGAGCACGCAGCCACGCTGTTCTACGGCAACGAGGGCACCGAGCCTGAGGCCTTCACTGGTCTCGCCCCGCGCTACAACTCGCTTTCTGCCCAGAACTCGGACAACATCATCGATGCCTTCAGTGGCTCGGGCGGTGATCTGACCTCGATCTGGCTGTGCGTGTGGGGCCCGCAGACCGGCTTCGGCATCTACCCCAAGGGCAGCGTGGGCGGCCTGCAGATGACCGACAAGGGTCAGGTCACCATCGAGAACGTCGACGGCGCGGGTGGGCGGATGGAAGGGTATCGCACCCACTACCGCATGGACTCGGGTCTCACGATCCGTGACTGGCGGTATTTCGTGCGCGTCGCCAACATCGACGTGAGCGAACTGAACACGGCCGCCAACACGAAGAACCTGATCACCTGGATGATCCAGGCCTCCGAGCGCATCCCCGTGCTCGGCAAGGGCCGCGCCTGCTTCTACCTGAACCGCAACCTGCGCGAGAAACTGCGCCTGGGCATCTTGGAGAAGATCTCCTCGAACCTGACCTGGGAGACCGTGGAAGGCAAGCGCGTGATGACCTTCGACGACATCCCGGTTCGTCGCACCGACGCGCTGCTCAACACCGAGACCCGCGTGGTCTGATCACCCAGTCACTGAAAGGAACCCAAAATGATTCTCGACGAAAAACTCGAACTGGCCGACGCCGTATCGGTCGCTCTCACTGCTGGTGCCACGCCGCAGAACATCGGCGACGTCATCGACCTGGGCACTGCCCGGGACCTCGGTGGCGACCGCGCCCTGTACCTGGTCATCACGGTGGACACCGAGGTGATCACGGCAGGCGCGACGGGCGCGATGGAGTTCATGTTGGTGTCTGACGGCACCGACACGATCGCCACCGACGGCAGCCAGTCGATCCACTACGTCTCGGAAGCGTTCGTGACCGACGACGCTGCCGCAAACGACGTGCGACTGAGCGCTGGCGCCACGCCGGTGATCGTGCAGCTGCCAGCCGAGGGCGTGCCCTACGAGCGCTACCTGGCGCTGCAGGTCGTCTGCCTGACGACCAACACGACCGCTGGCAAGATCAACGCCTTCCTGACCACTGACGTGGCTCGGTGGCGTTCGTACGACGCCCCGTTCCAGCTCTGAAGGGGTAGCCCGTGAAAGTTGTCGCCATCAAAGAGGCCTTCTACAACGGGCGTCGCGTGCGCGTGGGCTCCGAACTCGACGTGCCGGAAGGCACGAAGGGTTCGTGGTTCGCGCCCACCGCGTCGATCCAGGCCAAAGCTGCCAAACCCAAGCTCGAAAAAGCCGAGCCAAAGGCCTTGTCGGAACTGGGCGGCGCAGAGGCGAAGCGCTTTGTTGACGTCCACCGCAAGGCTGATCTGGCCTGACACCTGCCACTGAAAGGCCAACATGACGACCATCATCCTCGAAGAAACTTCTGACCCTTCCGGCCGGGGACGTAAGTCGCTGCTGCGGGGGGTGGACGGGTCTGCTCTCGTGACCTCGGTGCAGAAGAAGTTCCGTGATTCTTTCACCCGACCGCTGACTGATCTGTGGGATGTCACCAGCGCCGGGGGCGTGACCGCCACCAACAGCGCCGGGGTGCTCACTATCGCCTCCGGCACCACCGCTGCAGGTTACGTCGAGATGGTGTCCAAAGAGACCTTCACCATCCCGTTCCGGGTGATGTGCGCCGTACAGTCGGGTGCCACCCGCCAGGCCAACACCCACCACTACCTCGAAGCAGTGTCAGTGGATCCGGTCACGCTGCAGCCCGATGGTCGCCACTCGTTGGGCCTCAACATTGGCGGTGCCGCCAGCACCACGGTCACCCAGGCCGTCTACGAGGTGCAGAACGGTGGATTGGCACCGCTGGCATCCGCGGCAGTCACCATTGTCACCACCGCGACGTACTCGGTCCTCGAGCTCGAACCGTTTGCCGATGAGGCCTACTTCCACTCTCGCACGCTCGACGCCACTACGGGTCGCGCCAACAGTTACGTGCGCCACCAGCAGATCCCCGACCCGACGGTGCTCTACAAGCTGCGTTTGCGCTCGCTGAACCACGCCGCCTGGAGAGTGATCACCGGCGCGGTCGCTGGTGCGGGCAACGTCATCCGCCTGACCTCGACGGCACATGGCTACACCGGCACCCCCACGGTGTGGGTGGAGGCACTGAACGGGGTCACCAACAACGGTGCCGAGGTGCGCGGTAATTACGCGATCACGGTTGTTGATGCGAACACGATCGACCTGACCGGCACCGTGTTCGGCGGCGCTTATGTCGCCGGTTCTGGCCGGGTGGCGCTCGGTGCAGCCCCGGCTGCCATCAACCTGCAGTTCCAGTTCATCAACTGCCAGGACTACGCCGAGCTGACCGCAGAGATCACCGCGGGTCGTGGGCAGGCCGTCGAAGGGCAAGCCATCGGCGCCCGCTTGGTAGCGGGCACGGCAAGCATAGGCACCGTGTCGTTGGCAGCCAACACCCCCGTCATCGCAGCCCCCGCTGTGCCGGCCACGCCCTACATCCTGAGCAGTCTGGCCTCGACCAACGGCGCACTCATTCTTACCGGCACGTCGGGTTTGCAGGCTTTCTACGCGACCAACACGGGTGCCGCTGCGGCTTACGTCAAGCTCTACAACAAGGCCACTGCACCGACAGTCGGGACCGACGTCCCCACGATGATCATCCCGGTGCCTGCCGCCGTCGCTGGTGTGCCGGGAGTGGCAGCTCTGCCCATCGGGTTCAGTGGCTTCCGGTTCGCGCTGGGCCTTGGCATCGCAATCACCGGTGGTGCTGCCGACAGCGACACGACCGCAGTGCTTGCAAACCAGGTCAAGGTCCATCTGTCACGCACGGTCTGACCCTGAGCTGTGCGGGCGATCGCCCCGGTCTTGGCCGGGAGCGGTTGCGGTCGTTGGCGTATCCGTGGCCCTGACCACGCCGCCTACACTGCAGCGCACCGGAGATCCGCATGGCATCTGTCGCCCAAATTTGCAACATGGCCCTGAGCCACATCGGCTCAGACGCTCGCGTGTCGACCATCGACCCGCCCGACGGCAGCGTCGAGGCCGGGTACTGCGCGACCTTCTACGACCTGGTCCGCACCGAACTGCTCGAGCCCGGCAACTGGCGGTTCACCCTCAAGCGTGCGTCTCTTGCCGAGATCACCAACGAGAGCGACGTCTGGGCCTACGCCTACGCGCTGCCCTCTGACTGCCTGCGCTCGCTGCGCATCCTCACCCCCAGCATCGGCATCACGGTGTTCACTCAGGACGAGGTGGAGGTCCTGCAGGATGAGGCGAACTCCGCACGGTTCACGATCGAGGGCACCACCCTCTTCACCAACGAGCCCGACGCCACGCTCCTGTACGTGCGTGACATCACCGACACGACCAAGTTCACGGCGAGCTTCACCTCGGCACTGAGCTACCTGCTGGCCAGTTACATAGCCGGGCCCGTCATCAAGGGCAACGAGGGTGCCAAGCTCGGCGACTCCATGCGCCAGCGTGCGATGTCGATTGCCGACACGGCCGCCACCGCCTCGGCCAACGCGAGCTCGACCGACAGCGAGTTCATCCCCTCGCAGCTGCGGGCACGTTCATGAAGACGCTGCTGCGCAGCTTCGCGGGCGGGGAGATCACCAGCGAGCTCTACGGGCGGCTCGATCTCACCAAGTACCAGACCGGCGTCAGCCTGGCGCGCAACATGACCGTGCTGCCCCACGGCCCGCTGGCCCGTCGCCCAGGCTTCGAGTTCGTCAACGAGGCGCGACTGAGCACCTCGGCCGTGCGCCTGATCCCGTTCGCGTTCAGCGCCACGCAGACCGCGGTGCTCGAGTTCGGCGACCAGTACATCCGCTTCCACATCGGTGGTGCCACGCTGCTGGAGACCGCCAAGGCGATCGTCTCCATCGCAGGCAGCACGGTCACCATCACCGCCCACGGGTACAGCACCGGCAACTGGGTCTACATCGGCAGCCGGTTCCACAAGCTGACCAGCACCGGTGCGGACACCTTCACCACCACCGACCTGTGGGGCGTGGCCACCACGGCGGTGGGCAGCACGGCGGCGCGCGTCTACACGATCACCAGCACCTACCTGGCGGCGGATCTGTTCGATCTGCGCTTCACGCAGTCGGCCGACGTGATCACGCTCACGCACCCGAACTACCCCGCGCGCGAGTTGAAGCGCCTGGGTGCCACCAACTGGACGCTGACCGACATCAGCTTTGCGCCCACCATGACGGCGCCTGCCGCACCCACCGTGACGCCGACCGCGCCCACGCCCGGCAACCCCTCGCCGCAGACGTACGTGATCACGGCGATTGCCGCCGACGGGGTGACCGAGTCCCTGGCCAGCCCCAGCACAAGCGCGTCCAACGACCTCTCGATTGCGGGCAACTACAACACGATCAGCTGGCTGGCCGTGGCTGGGGCCACCCGCTACAACGTCTACAAACGCCGGGGCGGGGGCTTCGGCTACATGGGTCAGACCACGACCCTGACGGCCACGGATGAGAACATCCTGCCCGACACGCTGCAGTCCCCGCCCGAGGACATCATCGACCTCAACACCGGCGCGGGGGACTACCCCACCGCGACCACCTACCACGAGCAGCGCCGCTGGTTCGCAGGCAGCGTCAACAAGCCGCAGGTGGTGTGGGCCACGCGCACCGGCACCGAGAGCAACCTGACCAGCTCACTGCCTGCACGCGACGCGGACGGCCTGGAGCTGCGCATCGCCTCGATGCAGAACAACCAGATCCGACACCTGGTGCCGCTCGCTGACCTGATCGCACTGACTGCGGGTGGTGAGTTCCGCCTCTTCGCCGATGGTGCGCCCGCCATCACCCCGACCAGCGTGTCGATCAAGCCCCAAGGCTACAGCGGCGCGAGCAACGTGCAGCCGGTGGTCAGCAGCGGGTCGATGCTCTACGTGCAGGCCCAGGGCTCGCGTATCCGCGAGCTCGCCTACAACTGGGAGAGCAACGCCTACCGCACGGTCGACGTGTCGCTGATGGCCCCCCACCGGTTCAACGGCTACACGATAAAGCAACTGGCCTACGGGCGCGCACCCGAGCCCACCTTGTGGGCGGTGCGCAACGACGGCGTGCTGCTGGGCATGACCTACATCCCCGACCAGCAGGTCTACGGGTGGCACGCGCACGACACGGTGGGCGAGTTCGAGTCGGCGTGTGTGGTGGCCGAGGGCAACGAGGACGTGCTCTACGTGGTGGCCAAGCGCACCATCGACGGCCGCGACGTGCGCTACATCGAGCGCCTGCGCTCGCGCATCTTCACCGAGTTGGAGGATGCGTTCTTCGTCGACAGCGGGCTGACCTACGACGGCGCACCCACGACCACGATCACGGGCCTGTACCACCTCGAAGGCGAGACCGTCGACATCCTGGCCGACGGCGCGGTCGAGCCGTCGCAGGAAGTGGTGGGCGGGGCGATCACGCTGTTCACCGCCGCCAGCGTGGTGCACATTGGCCTGAACATCGTGGCCGACATGCGCACCCTCCCGCTGGCCATCGAGGGCATGCAGGCCGCGGGCCAAGGCACCACCAAGAACGTCAACAAGGTGCACATCCGCGTGGCGCAGTCCTCTGCCGTCAAGGCCGGGCCCGCGTTCGACCGCCTGCGCGAGTACCCCTCGCGCGCGGTGTCTGATCCCTACGGGTCGCCGCCCGCGCTGCGCGACGGGGAGCTCTCACTGTCCATCGACCCCTCGTGGGGCACCGACGGCGCGGTGTGCGTGCGCCAGGATCTGCCGCTGCCACTGACCGTGCTGTCGATGACCCTGGAGGTCAGCACGGGTGGCTGAGATCCTCATCCGGCCGACCCTGCCGGGTGATGCTGAGACGCTCGGGCTGAACATGCGCCTGTGCGACGTCGAGGAGGTGCGCGCCTGCGGGCACGAGCCCATCGAGGCAGCACTCGCCAGTGTGGCGGCGTCGACCCTGTGCTGGTCTGCGTTCGCCGACGGCGAGCTCGGCTGCATCATCGGCGTGGCACCCATCTCCCTGCTGGGCGGGATCGGCTCGCCGTGGATGCTGGGCACGCCCGTGCTCGACGAGCACAGCCGTGTCCTTGTCCGACTGACTCCCCGCTACATTGGCGCGATGCTCAAGGCCTACCCGCATCTGGTCAACCGCGTCCACGCGAAGAACACGACCAGCCTGCGCTGGCTGCGCCGCATCGGGTTCACCGTCCACCCGGCGGCACCGTACGGCCCGATGGGCGAGGACTTCCATCCGTTTGAAATGCGAGCCTGATCATGTGCGAACCAGTGACTCTCGCCGCCATCGCCAGCGCTGCGACCGGCCTCGGTGCCACGAGCGCCGGTGTCATGGGCGCACTCGGCACCACCGCCATGACTGCGGGTCAGGCGATCAGCCTGGCTGCCACCGTCGGCGGCACGGTGCTCTCGGCCGGCAGCGCCTACCAGCAGTCGCAGGTCGCCAAGCAGACCGCGCGCAACAACGCACAGGTGGCCGAGTACCAGGCGCAGGACGCACAGCGCCGTGGCGAGCAAGAGGCGACGGAGCTGCAGCGCAAGGCCGCCGCGCTCAAGTCCAGCCAGCGCGTGAGCCTGGCAGCCAAGGGCCTGGACCTGTCCTACGGCACCGCCGGTGACCTGCAGGACCAGACCGACTTCTTCGCCCAGTCCGATGCCGCGACCGTGCGTACGAACGCCGCCAAGGATGCCTGGGGCAAGCGCGCGCAGGGCGCGAACTACCGCGCCGAGGCGAGCGCGCAGAACCCACTGATGGCAGCGTCGGGCTCCCTGCTTGGGGGCGCCGGCCAGGTCGCCGACAAGTGGATGCGCTACAAGGGGGCGTAAGCGATGCCCGTCGTCCCCACCTACCGAGAGCCGCAGGTCCGCGAGCAGGCGCTGCAGGGCGGGTTCCAGCAGAACATCGACGTCAGCAGCGCCAACCGCGCCGCCGCGCAGGGCCTGATGCAGGTCGGCGAGGTGGCCGACCGCGTGGTGATGCGCGACGCCGAGACCAAGGCCAACGCTGCCGACAACGAGATCGCCGCCGGCTGGCTGAAGTGGGACGCGGAGAACCGCAAGAACTTCCAGGGCGAGAACGCTGACGGTTACGCACCGGCCGCCACCGAGTGGTGGGACAAGGCGCAGCAGGCCTACGGCGAGAAGCTCGACCCGATGGCCAAGGGGCTGGTCGGCAAGAGCCTGGCACGTCGGCGCGGCGTGGCCATGGGCTCGGTCGCGCAGTACACGGAGCAGGTCAAGGAGCAGCACGCAGACCAGGTGGCTGCCGCCAACATCAACACGACCATCCAGTTCGGGGTGACCACCGGTGACGTGGCGGGCGCGGCCGAGCGCGTGCGCGCACTCGCTGCCGAGGTCGGCGCGCGCAAGGGCTGGAAGACCGAGCAGGTGCAGGCCGAGATCGGCAAGAACCTCTCCGCGCTGCACCTGGCGCAGATCAGCAAGCTGGCCGAGCAGGACCCCGCCAAGGCGCAGGCCTACTACGACGCCAACAAGGCCGAGGTGGGGTTCACCCAACAACCGCGCGTCGAGGAGATCCTGCGCAAGGAAGTGGACAACCAGTTCGCCACGCAGTTCGCAGCGCAGCAGGCGGGCAAGCCCCTGAGCGAGCAGCTGCAGGCGGCCGGCGAGATCAAGGACCCGGGCCGGCGCGAGAAGGCGCTGCTCGAGATCCGCAACAACTACGCGATGGTCGAGCAGGCCAAGCGCGAGGTCGAGGCCAAGGCCAGCGACTCGGCCTGGCAACTGGTCGGGCAGGGCAAGAAGGTGCCCGAGGCGATCCTCGCGGTGATGGATGGCAAGGAGCGCGTGCAACTGCAGGAGCACTTGGCAGCCAAGGCCAAGCGCCTGGCCGAGGGCAGTGGCACCGGCGGGCCGAAGCCGGTGAAGACTGACCCGCGCGCGCTGGCTCGCATCTACGACATGATGCGCGACGACCCCGAGGGGTTCAAGAAGCTGCGCATGGAGCCGCTGATGTTGTCCATCGGCGCGTCCGACATGGAGCAGATTTCCCGCGTTCAGCGCGAGATGCTCAAGCCTGGCGACGGCGGCAAAGAGGTGGTGACGGCACTGCAGCAGGCGGCACCCTACACCGCCGGCCTCGACAAGACCAAGAGCGCCGCGTTCGACACGGCCTACTTCGACGCGCTCAACGAGCACAAGAAGGCCAAGGGCAAGGAGCCCACCTACGAGGAGCGCAAGAAGATCCTCGACCGGCTGGTGATGGACGGCGAGGTGGTCAGCGGATCTTGGTACAAGAACGACCCCAACAAGAAGTTCTTCGAGGCTACGCCCGAGGAGCGCAAACGCTTCGTGCCGACCATCACCTCCGAAGAGAAGAAGCTCGTCGTCGACGCACTGGTGAAGGAGGGTATTGCCAAACCCACCGAGGATCAGATCACGGCACGATTCAAACTGGCAAAGGGCATGCAGTGACCAACCCCTTTTCGATGGAGGCGATCCAGCCTCCTGCGGAGCCGACCACCGACAACCCGTTCGCCCTGGGCAACATCCAGAACGATCAGGCCGCGCAGTTGCGCAACACGCTGCGCACCGCGGTGCAGACCAAGGCCGACGCAGCCAGCGAGGTCTCGCGCCTGCGCAAGCGCTACCCGGCGCCGCAGGATGTGCTGCTGCGCAACCTCGAGGAGGCCCGCTACATCGAGGCGGCCGACATCGCAGGCGAGACGCTGAAGGTCTCCCCGATCCTGGCCGACAACCTGCGCAAGCACCCGTGGCTCGCGCGCGAGGCGCACCCGGACATCAAGCCGCTGGC